CCGTATCATTTCCGCCGCGATAAACTCCGCAGCCAGACGGGCGAAGAACTCCGCGAAACCCTTTTGATCCAGCGTTAGCGTTGCCGCCTTGCCACGGTCCAGAATGCGCGCGCCGAATGTGGCTATTGCTTGACCAACGACCGCCTGCATGGTCGCAGTCAACCGCGCCTCGCTGCCGTCCGGCAGTTGCGGCAATCCCCGGCCTATTTCGTACTGGTCCGCCATGGCTTGCATTGTGCGGTTGATTTCCGCCGCAATGCGCGCCCGGTTGGCATTTGCCAAGGATGCTATTAACCGTTCCTGCTTTGCCGCCTCTTCTTGTGGCGACGAACCAAGAAGCGGCCTCACTTCAAATCAAGCCCATATGCCAGCGCGTTCAGGTCCGCCTTGGTCAATGCCGGGTCTGGCACTGCCGGGGCGGCTGGCTTGGTCGGCAATACGTCACCATCTGGCAACGGCTCATAACCTTTAATCAATCGGCGCTCGTTTATGGTCAGGTCCATAGACTTGTCTGCCATATCCCAAAGCACGCGCTTCTTTTCCGCAATCGCCGGAACGTGGTCATAGTCCGGCTTGACCTCTAGCCCGCCGAAAGCCTCGCCAAGTGAATTGGTCCAGTTATCCGCCACACGTTCCACTAGCGGGATTACCGTATCCTCCCAGAACGCCAACCGGGCCTCCTGGTAGTTGGAATAGGTGTTATCGCCGGGGATGCCCATAAGCTGGGCAGGGACACCGAACGCCAGCGACACGTCGCGCGCAGCGCTATATTTGGTCTCCAATATCTCCATATCCTTGGGGCTCATGCCCATAGCCTGCCACGACACGCCGCCTTCAAGCAGCATCGGGCGGCCCGCATTCTTTGCGCCCTGATATTGGTCTTCCATCTGGGCTTTTAGCCGGTTGTAGTTGTCATCTGAAAGCGGCGTTTCGGAAACAAGCGCGCCGGATGGTCTGGCGCTGTTTTGCAAGAGCGCTTGCATAAGGCTCATGCTTTCGTTGTGCTGATCGATCGAATACGCCCCGGCTTCAATCGGGCTCATACCGTACCAGTCGTTGAGCGGGTTAAAGAGCCGGGTGTGATGTAGATCACCCTTGCCCGTTATTGGGTCCGCCACGAAATCGCGATACTTGCCGTTTCCGACGCTGTAGCGAAAGGTCATTTCCCCGCCATTGCTAGGCGGGATGATTTTCATCCGGTCAGGCCGAAGCGTGTAAATTTCCCGCGGCTCATTGCGGACGGTCACGCTCTCCTCGTACTCATTGCCGCTAATCAGCAGAAAGCCAATCTTTGCTTGAATGTATTCAGCCTGCCCCTGTTGCGGGTTTGGCTTCGCTATCAGGTCAATCAATGGGCTTTCGGTAAGTTCTGCCTTCCCTCGCCACACCATCCAACGCACGCTTGAAACCGCCTCGGCCACGCGGTTGATTGCCTGATAGGCGACCACGTTCCGCATGTAGGCTTCTTCTGCGAACGCCTTATAGTCCTTTGGCGACCATACCGGCTGGCCTGGGTTGAGTATGTGCAGCGATGCAACCGCGCTCTCCTTGCGCGATAGCCAGCGGTCCCAGAACGCCATTATAGCGACCTGATCCGCGGCGATGATGGGAACGCCAGAAAGTCGTCGATAGCATCCATTAACGGGTCAACCTGATCATCAAAGCCGGTGCCTAGGCCGTCGAACATCTGCAATTCGCTCCTTAGCGCTGGCGTGTATTCAGCATTCGCAGGCAACATCACTTGCCCGGTTGCTATCCATGGGGCCGCGTCAAGCCCGCGTGTGTATTTGTCCTTGCCGCGTTGGATGCCAATCATCGGCAAGCCCTTACGGCGGAGCGTCTGGATTAGGCCAGTGCCTGAAACTTTATCTTCTACCTTAAACCCATGCGGACGCTTGAAACGGTGCTTTTCCCAGAATGCGACGGCCATCCGCTCCAACTCTGGCGCTTCCCATTTGCCGCGCAATTGGTCCATTAGCGCGATGCGATGCCCGGCACGGCCCCATAGTTGGAACACGCTCCAATCGTTGCGCTCGCCCGTCTTTTGTGCGGTATCCGCATAGATGCAATATTCGCTGCATTCGGGCGGCTCATTGTACCACTCGATCCCGGCCATATCGAACAACGCGCCTTCAATGCTCACGGGCCGCTGCATGTATTGGCTGGCGAACGTGTAAGCGTCTGCCCTCAATATCTCGATTTCCGATAGGGTATGCTTTGCTGGCCATAGCGGGCCATCCGGCAAATCATGCTCTATCGGTATGCCGTGCGTCCAATCAGGCGGGTATTCATGCCCCGCGGTTATCTCTACCGGCAAATCCAGATGATGCCACTTGTCGCCTGATCCGCCGTGCAATAGGTGGCCTGCGAAATCGTCGTTATGGAGCCTCTGCATGATGACGATAATCGGCACTCCATCATGCGCCAACCGGCTGCGGAATGTATTCGTCGCCCTCTGGTTAACCGCTGCCCGTCGCGTCGGTGAAAAGGCATCATCCGGCTTTAGCGGGTCATCAATAACAAGCGCGCCGGTAAACTTGCCCGGTGCCATCAATCCGGCCCTGAATCCGGTAATTGGCCCGCCTGCCGCCTTGGCAAGCAATCCGCCGCCTGCCGTTGTCTTCCATCGGTCTTTCGCTGCCGAATCCGCCGCAATACCGAAACCCGGTGACAGTTCGGCAAATGCCTCACTTTCCACTAGGTCTTTTATCTTGCTGCTGTTCTCGCGTGCCAGATCGTCCGAAAACGTGGCGTGAATAAATCGCGATGCAGGGTTGATTTGAAACCCCTTGGCGATGAAGGCCACAACGGCCAATTCTGTTTTGGTGTATCCTGGCGGAACCGTAATCAACAGCCGGGTTATGTCGCCGGTCAACACCCGATCAAGCGTTTCGCCAATCAGCCGATGGTGCGGCCCTTCGATAAACGCCATCCGTTCGCGGTCATAGAAAAACCACTTGGCGAAGTCTAACAGCGGCCCCTCTGGCCTAAGCGTCGTTGCCTTCTTGTGCGCTTCCAATGAGGCCAAGAACTGCCGGATCGACGCCAAGTCTGGTTGCTTGCTCAATCAGTTCCGTCCGTTCAGCTTGCGCGCTGACCTTTACGTGGATTGGGTTTTCGCTATCGCCCGCGTGTATTGTTCTCTCGGACCAGCCTGCCCGCGTCTTTAGCCAGAACATCGCCGCAGCCGAGTCGCCAGCTTTGGCCTTGTTGAACAGCACGCCTGCAATCGTTGCGTTAGCCTTCGATAGCCCTAGGTCTAGCTCGTCTTTGTAATGCTTCCGCAATGTCGGCTGTGATATGCCGACAAGCCTTGCTATGTGGTCGCGCGGCGTGCCCGTCGATACATGCAGTTGCACCATCTGCCGCGTGGCGTCGTTAGGCTCATGTTTAGCTGACATTGACCATCATCATTGGAGCGTGCGGGTCAGTGCTACCCTGCCGCTGTGCATCCGGGGAGGACACCATCGCTTGCTTCGCACGCTTAGGGTAAGGTTTAGCCAGTGGCGCGATCTGCGCGCGCATGGCAGCGTCTAGGGGCATGAGGTAGCGGTGCTTGCCGGGAGTGCTGATTACTTGACACTCACTTGGGCGAACAGTTTTGCGCTTTACGCTTTGCTGGATGTTCCACCCTTTTTCACTGACTTGTCTACTGTGAAGCCTTTTGCCTTTGTGCCAATACTCTTTTCCGTTTGCAGTGTTGCCCACAAAAATCCAATTCCCAGCTTGATATACACCGCCGTGATGACCGTATTGTGGGTCAGCAAACGAAACTATCAAACGCAATTCTGGACTGTTTCTTTTTAGAAATTGAACTGCAAGTTTAACTATACGAGACACAGGAGCGTCATGCTTAGTCAATGCTATACGCGTCAGTTCGCACCCCTCTGATTGAGTGAGTTTATAGGGTGCCATCAAGTTCGACGATGCTCCGCGCGAAAAAATAACAACGCCGATAAACTTGTCGCGCTCCCATACGCCAACTTTGACAAGCGGCGGCACAGGAACGCTCTTGCTGTAATGCCAGTTGACGCAGGCATATTTTGCCGCCTCATGCGTTGCCCAGTCAATCCGAAGATCAGCCTTCGCCATGCTCTCGCAAATCCCATTCGCCGCCACAATGCGGGCAGGTCACAATCTTCGGTGCCAGTTCGTCAAGTTTGCCCTGGTCATCTTCTGACCCTGGGGCGAAAGATGGCCCATTCACCAGAATGTCAACTTCATCCACGCTAAAGCCCGTCAACGAAACGTCAAAGTCAACTGCCTGAAGGTCTATCAACTCCATCGCCAAGATAGAGTCATCCCAGCCAGCATCCAGCGCCAACCTGTTATCAGCCAGGATATACGCCCGCTTCTGTGCGTCAGTCAGGTGCGATGCCTCAACGGTCGGCACTTCATCTATACCCGCTTCCATGGCCGCCATGACGCGCCCGTGGCCTGCTATGATGCCGTTCTTGCCATCAACGATAACCGGGTTCAGGAAGCCGAACTCTTTGATTGAAGCAGCTATCTTGCTGACCTGCGCTTGGCTATGCGTCCGCGCATTCTTCGCATAAGGCACAAGGTCTGCGGCCTTTTTATAGCTGAAAAGTGCGGCTGGCATACAATCTCCACAAAAGGCGAAGGCCGCGC